TCTTGTCTATTCTTTGCAAATGTTTGTTTAGGAATACACCCATCCTTCCTGTAGTTGTAATAACTATCACCTAAGTTTACCCAACAGGTTCCATCATCAGTAAGCACATTCCTTACTTCTCTGAATACTTTGACCAACTCATCAATAAACTCTTCAGGACTTTGCTCTTGTCCTATCTGTGATTCTTCACCACCATAATCTCTCAACCCATAGTAAGGTGGGGATGTAACACACATCCTTGCTTTCTCATCAAATTGTTTGAGGGTATCTCTACAATCTCCAAATAAAATAGTGTCTCTCATTGAATCCAAGAAGGTTTGCGTTCAGGTTTGCGTAGGTAATTATCCTTTACCCAAGGTTTAGAGTTGATATACTTTTGATAAGCAGTAAAGGTATCAATAGTTCGATCCTTCTTAAACTCATCAGGCATTGCCCTTGTAAAATATTCTACCATACAATAGCAAGTAATAACTTCACCTGCCATCTTATGAAATGTTTTCTTTGCCTCAAATAATGCTTTATGACATCCATGTAATTTACCATAACGATAAGAATACTCATCAGATAAAGCACATCCATGTTGAATCAACCATGCTGTATTGTATATACTATCTGCTGCCCATTTAGTACAAGGATGATTCCTAAATGCTCCCTTAGCAACTGAGTAAGGTGTACCATCTTTCTTCTTAACTAAAGCATCACCCCAATCATAAAACCAATGAGAAAATATAATAGAAAGCATTTGACATGTTTCCAACGGCATCTTGACAATATGTTTATCAGGTAGTACATTAGCAGACTTATGAGGATCAGGATTAGTTACAAAGATGTTCATCGTGTTATAACAGAAATAGCAGGTTCACCCTTGTTGAATACAGTATCTACAACTGCCTCAACCTTTCGGGCAGTAGAGATACCAACATTATTATACACAGGAACACATACTTTGCCATGAGTTTTCTTAGCATTACCTAAACGAATTACTCTACCAATCGTTTGAGAGATAGTAATGTAATCCATATTACGCATAAACAATGCTGCTTCTAATCCTTTAACATTTATACCTTCTGCCAATATACTGTGATGCAGTACCACAAACTTCTTATCATCATCCTTACCCCACGCATTGAGAACATTAAAGAACTCATCTCTACCTACCTTCTCACCATCAATGATAGCACCTGTCTTTGATGTGATAGTCATCCATGAATAACCACGCCAAGCAAGTTCATTCTGAAACTTAGAGGCATATAAAAGATTAGTAATCTGTCTGGTAGACTTAGCACAGATCAGAACCTTATCTACTTCTAATCTATCAATAGCACCAATCATATGCTCAGACTCTACTTCAGAATAGATCTCATCCTTTCTAAGTAAACGACTCTTATACACCTCAACTTTAGGTGGTAGTATATAACCTTCATCAACTAACTTAGGTGCTGGTACATTAATAATTACATCACCATATACCTCTCTATTATTCATTCCAGCTTTTTTAACAGTAGTGCTATGCTTAGGAGTAGCAGTAAAGAAGAAACACCTGTCAGCACCCACAGTTCCATAAAATTTAACAGAAGAGAAAAAGTTTCGTTGAACACTATTGTGTGCCTCATCAAAGTAAATGGTATCTATAGATATATCAGACTCCACTATCCTATGGAGTGAATGATATGTAGTAAATATAATCTTATTGCCTACAGTATTATTATTCCATACTCTTATCTTATGACTATTTGTGGTACTATAGTGATAGGTTTCTCCACTATGAACATGCATCACAGATACATTATCAAGAATCTCAAGAAACTCAGATGATAATTGCTCTGCTAATAGTATGCGTGGTGCGACTACAACAATAGTATCTCCAATAGTTGATCTAAAACGCTGTTCGGCATCATCAATCATACACATAGTCTTACCACCACCTGTAGGGATGATGATCTGACCCTTAGAATGTTGAAACATTGCCTTTGTAGCATCAAATTGGTGTGGACGTAAAGGCATCAATGTTTCTCAGTTGAATATATTATAGCATAAAAAAAGACCCCCGAAGGGGTCTTGTGACACTACATGAACTGGTGTAGGGTTACTTTATCTTTGTACTTAGAAGCAGTTGATTTCCAGTTATTACCTATTTTCTGAAAAGGAACATCTTTCATCCACTTATCAATACAATAGAGGCAGTATGAAACTTGATTTTCAAACTGAGAATATCTTGTACCCTTTTCACCTAAGAAAGAATCAGTTTTCCACTCTTCTACAATATGTGTCATACCATCCTTTTCGGTAGGAATAGTATTTGATTGCTTATTGTCTAAGCGGAGAAGTCCTTCATTCAATTTTTCATCATCAGTACCATACTTTTTCATTGCCATTAAAGCAGCACATGTCCAAGTTTGGTTCCAGTTTGATTCATTCTTAATCAACTGGTCAAATGCTTTTATCTCATCAATAAAGAAAAATGTCTGACCAGGTAATGCCTCAGTTGAAGGTGCTTTACTGGTATAAACATCTGGTTGGAAACAAGAAGATGCCATATTCAAAGCAGTAATAACAACACCCTTCTTAACTTTTTTAGAAGTTGGATTGTAATTACACATACCAGTAATTATTCCATAAAACTTCTCCTGATTCTTTTCAGTAGCATTGATAGAATCATAAGTGTCATAACACTCTTTTAGTCTAGCAAAAGATGGAAAACTAAATTCAATAACACAAACCTCTTGAGGGATCTTATCAGAGTGTCCATTACCCCAACAAAATGCTCTTGTGTTTGAATCGACCCTAAATCTACTACCTGCCTTATATCTTTTACCGTTCATAGTATCTGATTCTGTAAGTACCCCAATGGTAACTACAGCATGTTCTGGTATGAATCTTGAGAGATACGATTTTGCTTTGCTAAATCTACCTTCAGTATCCCTCTGGCAATACAATTCTTCTATAGTGGAATACTCGTCATATCCCAACCAATACGTTCTAATTACTTCCTTAAGAGAAGCACCTAATTCAAATGGGACGTACTCACCCATTTTATTTTTAATTGTCATCTTTAAATCGAAAATACCCGTTTTCCAAAAAGAAGGTTACGGTTGTACACGTTTCAGTTTCCAAAAAGAAGGTTGTGAAACTTGATCTTAATATAGCACCATATCTAAATGATGTCAACTATGTGTTGAAATCAAAAGAATTGCTCTACTCCTATCGGTTCTCCAAAACTATAGTCGTATTCCAGAGCATTTGCACAAACATAGTGCGGATGATGAGTTGTCACACCCAAACGACCACAAAGTTCCTTATGATTATCCTCTAGTATCTCTACAGCATATAACATGTGATTCAATACATGCTTTTCAGTATGGTACAAACAGAGTCTTTCCTTTAGTCCAACTAAGAAATTGCCACACCCTGCTGAATTATCAATGAATTTACTGCTAGGATCTTTCAATAAATCAATATGAATATCATCTATCATTGATTCTACCAATTCAGGGGGTGTGAATACCTCCTGAGTTTCTTTTATTCTCTCATCAGATCTTTCAATACTAGATCCAGACTCTATATTATGCTTGTTCTTTTTCATCTAAACATTGAATATAAGTTGTAATCAAATCGTTCTTTCCAAAATGATACCGACCATTACATTGTGTGGCAACTTCTCTAAACTTAGGAGCAAACTCAACTAAATTCTTAATTACTTCTGGTGATTTAGCACTTAGAAAATGATGTCCCTTAGCATAATGTGTAAAGTTCTCAGTCTTTACTACTCCACTAGGACCACATCCATATTCACCAACGAAAACATCTGCTTCAAATCTATCTTTGTAATCTAGAAATTCAAAATCTGGATGTTCAGTATGCATAGGAATCTCGTTCACTCCTATTTCAAATCTCGAAGAGTTTTTCACTCTCCAATATTGTTTTACAGCATTAATACCACCAGGAAATGTAGCATGATCTAAATCTTCATCAATCTCACAGTGAAGATATGGTTTAACTTTATTCTGAGACGAAGGTTTCCTAATAGATGTAGGTAATACAAACCTAATATCATCTGTAATCTCAGACGTTTTATTTAAAAACTTTATAGCAAGATTCCCTCCTACACCATAAGGAGGGTTTCCTATAGCAAGAGTAAATTTCATAATAAAATTATAACAAAAATCTAGTTTACTGTCAAGTTCTAATTACTCGATAGTCATTTTCTTTGTAGTACTACCTGCAGGATTACTTGCGATGAACTCATACTCCATCCTACCATTTGAATTTGGAGAAGGAGTAATAGTTCCATACACAGAACCTCCATTAAGTGTACCTTGAGGAACACTATCATCAGATCTAAATTCTAGTTTAGACCCTGAATCTGGATTATTAGGAGTATTCTTTTGAGTATTGGGATAACCACTCTCTCCAGGTTCAGGAACTTGTGTATAAGAATCATATGCAGTATACTGATAATGTGACATTGTTGGGTTCGCAGCTACTGATTGACATTGAACTTGATGTAATGGATCATTACTATTTGGTAACATATTTGAAGCAGTCCAAGTTACTGTAGGTACACCATATGAGTAAGATCCACTACCAGTCATATCAAGAGAAGTCTTTATTTCAGCACCATTAGGAGCAAATATTTTAAAAGCAACACCTACAGGGTTATAAGCAAATGCTCTATTCCTATATCTGGCACTAGGAGTACCTCCACCAGCGAGTACTTGTTCTTCTGCTTCGATCTCTTCAACACTCTGAGGACGAATATCAGGAATCCTACTATAAGTAACACCAGGATTTCCACCTGGATTTACTGTTGGTGGTTCATCTAATGCATGAGCATTTTCTAACTCAAATACTAATTTATAAGTTCCATATTCACCAGCAGTAATATTCTTTTGGAAATAAGTTGGTCCCATATTATAAGCACCAGCTGCTGTAGGTCCTTCAGGATACCAAGCATTAGTGCTAGTATTTAAATTAGCATCTGCTCCACCTTCTGAAGTAAATGGCCAAATACGTCCCTTTTCAGTAAATCCAGCAGGTGCTACACCAAATCCCCAACTAGAACCAGAACTAAAAAATCTTGGAGTAACAAAAGTCTCACTAGCAAATAATCCAGGAACATGTTCCCATGTAAATTTACATCCATTATCTGACGCTGCCACAACAGTATATGTTCCTGCTCCTGTACTTGCAGTTATATCAAATTCTATTTCACCTCTTTGAGTTATTGGAGCATAATTATTAGCAGCAGTAGTACCAAGAGAAGTATCAGTATTAGATATAGCAATACCATGAGACTTCATAAATGCTGACCAATTTCTCTCCATACCAGGATCTCTATCTATTGTATTAGCATAAGATCTTACCCAAGGTTGCTGACCATATTTTACACCAGGAATCTTATGAGTCGCTTGTTCAGGAGGCAATATTTCAATAATAGAGTTTGCATCAATACCACCATCATCAACTAAATGAATAATCTGGTCATTCTGTAAAAATGTCCTCCAACCTTGATTTGGGAATCTTTGATCTACACAATTATATTTTGAAAGAATAGAACTTTGATCATTTGGATTTAAGGGTGGTTTATTACGATACGATAAACCATACCATTCTATAGGATAAACACCAGTACCTAATCCAATATCAGGACCAGTATCATCTGGATACGGATCACCTGTGTTAGGTGGTCCATTATAAGTTCCACTCGTACCACGTCTTCCAGAGTCATATACTATTGACTTAGGATGAGTATGATCCAAATTTGGATCTCTTATTCTAAATCTCCATACCGCTATATCATCTATATTCTTTCTATCATTCCAAGTATGTCTTATTCTAAACCAAACTTTATGATCTGGAGTTGATTGTAAGTATTGAGTAGCATCTTGAGGATTTAAACGAGTTACCATTAAATGAGTTGCTGGTCTATTAAATCTAACATGACATGGATTATGACCAGCATTTACATTTACAGTTAATGTTAATCCTGGTGGATTACCTGGATCTACAGGATCTGACGCTTCACCTTCACAGTTTGTATTTCTTGGTCCTTTAATATTAGCAGCTCCTGTAGAACCAGTAGCAGCAAAATAATTCTTTCCACAAATAGAAGGTCCAGATTTACCACCACCTTCTCCTTGAGTTAATCCAGTAGCAGCAGGACTTATACCAGTAGTAGATTCACCAGTAGCACCCCATTCTCCACCATCACCACCTTTTCCACCTGGTCCAGAACACTCACCACCAGGATTCGCAGCAGTACCAGCAGGACATGTTGGACAAACAGAAGAACCTGGATCCGTTCCTGAAAATCCAGTTGTTCTAGATTGTGAATATCCTCTACCATTACCACCTCGTCCACCTCTACCTTGAACAGGGGCACTACTTTGTTCGTTAGTAATATCAACATGCCTACAATAAGCATTTCCAACCCATCCATCATAAGGATTAGCTGGATCACTATCATCACATTGTATCCTAAATGACCACAGTGGTCTTAATAAAGTGTCCGAACCACATGAGTCTTGAACTGATTCTCCATTACATGTATTATAATAACCACCAAAATAATTATAACTATTATCTGCATAACAATTCGCTCTCATTGCGTTTAATCCAGCTGGATTAATATATCCATGCTTACCTTGTTCTCCACCTCCTCCACCACCAAAGATGTATCCTGTATTCTGAATATATGTTTTAGATTCTTCTCCCTCATGCCAGATCTTTAATGCTATTCCACCATCTTTACCTGGATCACTTCTATCTAATGGACTAGTACCATCAGGAAAAAATCCACCTAAACCACCAGCACCATGAATACTCCCACTATTCTTAATAGTAACATTTATTGCCTTCATTCCTGAAGGAAGTTCTAATCTAGCAGCAGGTTTCTTCTGTTTACCTACACCACCACTACCAGCAGTTCCTTGAATACCAGTATCAGTAGAACCGCAAATTCCAGTTATCCTTATTTCTTTGTAAATATTTCTTGTTATATTTCCAGTTACAGATCCAACAGCATCAGCAACTCCTGTTCCATCCCAATCAATACCTTTACTACCACTAGCAGTAAATAATCCCATCTCAAACTCAAGATCAGTTCCAGTTTGAGTAGCAAAATATCTCTTGATGGAATTTCTCATCAAAGATGCTCTCCAATTAGTCCCTACACCTTTAAATTCAAATGGAGCTTTTGTTGCGTCTGTTCCACCACTATAAGGATCTGCTACCTGATCATTCTCAGTAGAATCAGGTACTATTGGATTTCTATCATAAATGTTTGTATTTCTAAAAAGTTCAGAACAACGTATAGTTCCATTAGAAGTTTCTTTAAACTTACTTCTTAAATCACTCCATCTTATTGTTCCTGAAGCAAAATGTGGTCCTTCCCTAGATACAACAACAGTCATTAATTACTCCCCATTAATGTAGGTTTACCCATTGATTGTTATTATAAACTTGCATCTTATTAGTAGTTGTATTATATACCATAGCACCACCAGGAACTGAGGTTAAATTACCTATTTCTGTTGTTGTAAGTTTTGGTGGAACCATATATGTTTTACCACTAAATGGTCCAGATAAATTCTTACCAGCATCAGAGAAATCAACAGCACATAGAGGAGAATTACCAACTGATAACATATCAGATTGTAAGGTATCTGCTTTCGCAACACCTACCACATTCAATGTATCTGATGGTGTTGTTGTTCCAATACCCACTGATTGGAATAATGCCTTACTACGTTGAGCATCAATTTGTACATCACCAGCAACATTTGCTCTTTCAGTACCAATCGCTATCTTACCAGGTTTAACTGTTTGAAGAACATCTAACTCATAGAATGTAGACATTCCAACATTATTGTATATCTGAGAACCTGATATAAGATCAGGAATAGCAGCAGCTCCAGTAAGAGTACCACTAATATCTAAATCACCAACAATTTTAACATTACCAGTAAAGGTAGATACACCAACAACATCTAAAGTAGTCTCAGGGTCTTGTTTATTAATACCTAGATTACCTTTGTAATCTAATGCCATTAAAGTATTATTTGTTTGACCATAATTCCACTTAAATGATCCAGTATTAATTCCAGTGAAAACTCCACCATGAATTGAAGTTATTACATCACCAACATCACCGTTAATAATTTCAAATGTTTTTAATGAACTACCAAATCTAATACCAGAAACGCTCTCACCAATTCCAGTATTTACTCTTTGACCCAAGTATAATGCTGCTGACTCACTACCAACAAGAGTTTGTTTTGTATCACCTGTAGTGAAAACATCAACCTCAGTAACAGGAATAGCCTTTCCAACAGCTAACTTACTGGTAGCACTAAAGGTAGAAGCAGTTGAAATTCCCAAGGTAGCATTAGTAGTAGTTACTTTTGATGCTATAACAGTTGAAACTCCTGTAATTCCACCAGATATTTCTACATCACCAGTAAATGTACCAGCAAGACCAACTATATTACCAGCAACATCACCAGTAACATTACCAGTAACATCACCAGTCAAAGGACCAACAAATGATCCAGAAGTAGAAACACCTGAAGCATGAGAATTAGTTGCCTTAACTTGAATGAATGTGGATACTCCACTAACAACATTACCTCTTATATCTCCAGTAAATCCTATTCCAGCAGTTACAATACCAACAACATCAATAGAAAGAGCAGTTGAAAGTCCTATTGTACTAATACCAGAACTAACATTACCAATAATTTGACCAGCATGAACTTCACCAGCAGTAACTATTCCTGTAGCAACTACTCCACCATCAGAATTGATACCTACACCATCAATAAAATTAGATAAATTATTACTACCTGCTATCTGTAAAGCAAATCTTGGATCATCAGTAGCAACTCCTACAAATCCTGAATTGTATATACTTGTGAATCCTAATCCAGTATTAAGATCTTTCCATTGAGAAGTTGGAATGTTATTTAATTTACCACCATCTCCATAATATGTAACTACTCCAGCTTGAGAAGTATGTGCACTTATTATACCTGCTCTAATACTAACTCCAGCACCAATTATATTTTCAACACCTATTACTAATCCAGAAGCAGCACTACCTAATGTAAGATCACTTACTTCAAGTGTATCAAACTTAGCAGATGTAGCACTAACAATTCCAGATACAACAGCATCACCTCTTACATCCAATGCTTCAGTAGGAATTGTAGTTCCAATACCTACCAGACCAGAAGGGTTTACAAGTAAATTGTCATCATCAACCTGTACTCCATTCCTAAAATTAAATGATTTGGTAATGTTAGCCATTTATAATAATTTTTTAGTTATTTATTAACGATTGAATATGTTAGGATCTTCAGGCTCAGGATCAACAGGAGGATTTTCTATATTATCAACTTTTGTAGCCAATTCTTTAATTGCTTGAATTAAAACTGGTACAAGTTTTTCATATCTAACTGCTTTATAACCATCATCTCTAGTAGTAACTAATCCAGGTAATCCTAAAGATTCAATTTCTTGTGCTATAACACCAGTATCAGAAGATCCTCCATTTGTCCAATCAAATGTATTACCACTAATTGAGATAACCTTATTAAGAGCATCAGGTATAGGAGTAATATTATCCTTTAATAGCTGATCAGAAGTAGCATAAGCAGCAATATCACCAGTAACTTCTAATTCACCAGTAATTTTAATACCAACTTTATCATTAGTAGCACCTAAGTCCTCACGAGTTTCTAAAACACCAGTACCAGCATGGGCTATCTTAGTACTACCTCCAACAGTATAATCTAAACCCCATGATGAATTATCTTCATGACCAAGGATAACTTGTTTCTTAGATTGTAAGAAGAGGATTGTATCATCTCCACGAGCAGCAACCCTTAAGTTATCCATTCCTGAAGCAGCATCATGGTATATAAATGCTTTATCAGTATTAGCACTATTACCACCACCAAGAGTTATAAACTTATTGCTTGGGAAATGTGCTCCATTCATGAACATTACATTACCACCAAACTTACCGAATGTGTTAACGTATAAGTTCTTACCAATACCAACTCCACCAGCAACAGTTAAAGCACCAGTAGTAGCACCTGCTAAATCATTATCATCAGTACTAAAGATCTTAGTCTCTTTACATACATAAAGATCTTCTCCAATAGCAACTCCACCACGAACATTAAGAGCAGCATCTAATGATCCAGCAGCACAATCTGTTGATGTATTAGCTTTATTATATGTAAACTGAACAAGTCCTTCTACCTTTAATCCTTTAGATACCTTTAGATCCTTATTAAATCTAACTGTTCCATTAAAGGTTACAGGACCATTAAACTGTGAAAGAACCTGTTTAGAAGCACCACCTTCAACAAGTAATCTCTCTTTAATGATTACTTCATCAAATACAACACTTAACTTACTTGGATCTTCACCAGTTACAGTTGGAATTGGAATATCAAATGTAACTTGCTTTCCACTATCTGCTGAGATCTTAGTGTTTCCAATATAGAAATCACCCTTATCATTCATACCTGTGTAAACAACAGTACCACAAGAGGTTTCTTGTGACTGTGATAGGAACTCTTCTCTTTCAGTTAGAGTTCTCTTAGTTATCTGAGGTAAAGCAGTTGAATAGTTACCTGGACCATAACCAAGATATTCAAATGTATGACCAGATGCCCTTAAGATAGAAGGTCTTCTTACCTCAAGTGCTAATGGTTCAATCTTTCTAATTACTGATCCAACATCATGTGGAGCAATATTAGTACCTAAAGCACCACGAACTACATATAGATTATCATTATTAGTTTCTCCTAATGATGATTTTCTAACTCTTAAAATCTCACTATCAATTTGAATATAAGAACCTAATGGGAACCTAGACTCAACTGACAATCTCTTAGCAGCCTTTTCAGCAGCAGTTCCAGAATTAATCGTAGTTCCTGTTACTGTTCCATCAGGAATATTAACTATAAACTTAGATTCTGTAGTAAGTTGATTAGCACCACCTAATATTAATGAATCATGTCCATAGATAGGCAATCCTCTTACACCTAAATTTTCACCAGCTCTTCCTGATATAGCATCATGAGAACCTAATCCATGCTTAAGAAGATACTTAGGAGCAGAATCACCACTTGCCGTAAGTGTAATACCTGTTGTGACTGCTGTAAATTGAGTAACAGTTTTAACTTCATTAACAATAAGATCTACTAATTTCTTATCACTAGCATTAAGAAATCTAATAGCATTACCAGCCATCAACCCATGTGAGGTAGTGGTGTCGAATGTTGTTATTGTAACTTCATCTGAAGTTACAGAATCAGTAGTAGGATCAAATCCAGTTATCTCTGAATACTGTCCCAAATCAATTACTTGTTGTCCAGGTAAAATTACATCATTAGAAACATGTGTAGCAACATTTATTTGATTCTCAGCAGGAGTTCCCTTAATTCTATAATAAGCATCAGTACCAGTTGTGATACCTGTTATCTGAACATAGTTTGTATCATCTACGAAAGATAAATGTGCTTTCTTTATAGTAATCTTACTATTAGTAGGAGCTCCACCTATTCCACCAGCAGCAACAGAAGAAGAATCAAAATATAATTCATCGCCATCAGCATAACCTGAACCACTTTCAATAATCTCTGCTGAAGTAACTAATTTTGTAGTATCATCAACAACAACTTTAGCAGTAGCACCTTGCCAAGGAGCTGTTGCTGGAGCAACAGAACTTGAAAATAGTTTTACATTATAATAAGTACCTGCTACATGAGGTGCTGCATTATTAGTAACACTAGATATATCTCCAGTTTCAATATATCTTAATCCATTAAGATGATGCTCATCCGCAAGTGTAAGAGTAGCAGTAGGTGAACCTGTTATTGAAACAATAGTATTGGTAGCACCAAAAGTATCTAAAAACTTATTAATAGTTTCTCTTGTAATACTCTTCTTAAGATCATTAGTTACAACTTGCCCTATTGGTGCTAATTGAGCATAAGATTGTGCTGCTGGAGCATTATCATTTGTATTATCTCTATCTAATTCTGGATAAAGATTAACAACATTCTGATTATACTTTGCGTCAGTAAACTCTTGTTCAACTGCGTTATTACCATTTAAAACATATAAATGATAAACACCATCTTGAACATTGTACTTATAATCAGTTATTGTTTCAGTACGATAGATATAAAGGTTTTCCTTAGTATCATTTCTCTCAAATCTAGGTAGGTTTGTATCTCTAGTATGAGTATTATTTGTATAATTTCCTACTGAAATTGTATCACCAATAGGTTCACCTTCAACTAATTTAACAACCTTATATGTAAATGTCTTATCATCAATTACACTTTCAACTTTAAATGTTCCATTAAATTCTCTATCAAATAATCCATCAGTGTTGGTATCAGTAGTTACACCTCTAACAATAATCTGGTTATTTTCTTTTAGATTATGTACCTTATCAGATCTAACTGTAGCAATTCTAGAACTACTATTATAACTTAAGTGTGAAAGATACCTTAAGTTTCTATTAAATTCATAACCTGGATCATTTGGTTGTATAGTATTATCATTACCATTTCCAATCTCAGTCCTATCAAAATCTTCTATTCTAGTAACACCAGTAGCACTAGAATCTTGTAAAACAAATCCATCAGTAGGAGCCTTAGCATCCTGTATTTCTTTAGGTACTACATATCTAACTTTAAATAGTTTATCATCTAAACTTCTATCGTCAGATCTTCTTGTAATATATGGTATTTCTTCACCACTAAGTTCTGCTACTGTTGAGTTTGGATAGTAATTAACCGCATTACCAGCAGCATCTTTATTAGCTAATCCTTCATTAATAGTATTATCCATA